GTTGGAGTATGAGACGAGTCCTAATGGTAATGTTTATTACATTGACGAGAACGGGGTAAGGCAGACTGTAGCTGGTGAGAACTGGGGACCAGGCAATCCGTCTGACGAGCTGGCGGATTACTTGGACGAGACGGATCACCCTTGGGGTGCGACGGACGAGGACGATCCGAGTAACATCTCTGATGCGACTAGGGAAGCGATTGACGCTATTATTTCGGACATTGTGAACAGCGGTGGTGCTGTCGAAGACAGTCCGTACTATGACGTTATTGGTTCTGACGGGGACTATACGGGTTATAGCTTCGAGACGGCGTATGCGATTGCGCGTGAGAGGGCTGGTGGAGCTGGCGGTACGTTCACTTGGAACGGGACCAGTTACATTACGGACACGAAGGAGGAGGTAGATTCTGCTTCGTGGAGCAATCCATCAAACTGGATTATCACGTCGGACGAACGCGGCGATTTGCAGAAGCAGTATATTGGGAACAGGGACGTTCCTGCTAACGGGGATTACACAGTACCGAGTTTCGCGGACATTAATTCAGGGACCGCGGACCCTGGATCTTCGATCCCTGTTATAATTGAGAACGGTCAGGCGTATGTGACGGATGTACTTGGGAACAAGTACACGAACGTTGACGCTGCGGCAACGAACGACGTGAAGATATCGTCGTATGAGGACAGCAGTAACTATACTCTTACGTTGGATTCTGAGGGGAATACGACGGTTGTTTATAGTGGTGATTACTCGGCTCCTATTTTGCCAGATGACGCGTCGGATTATTTGACACAGATTAAGCCTACTGTTGAGAAGGTTCGTGAGTTAAGTCCAGATCTTGTTGTTGGTTCTGTGATTACACCAGATATTGCGAATATTTTAGACGGCGCGATGGTTGGTGAGAACATTTTGCCATCTGACTTGGCGGCACTTGCTGACGCGGGGTACACGGTCAGTGGTGATGTGGCGTTAGAAGCTATTACGGGAGCTTCGCCTAGCGGGGATTGGACGGATCGTCGTTCTGCGACCAAGGCACTTTCGATGCTTGGTTATACGACTATGACGGCGGAGGATGACGTTTCGATCATCCCAGGTGCTGTTTTAAGTAAGCCGTTGCGAACTGTGATTGGTAGTGATGAGCAGCTTCCTGATATTTACTATTTGACTCTTCCGAACGGCACTCGTCTTCCGTATTCGCAGCCTCCTTCTACGGAAGAGGTTTTGCTTCAAATGCGGAATGCGGGTTACGACGTGGAGCCTTTGGTTATTCCGAAGGGGACGAATCTGGCTTTGGCAGAGGACGCGATGGCGCAGGTTGTGAGCGATTTGGAGCTTACGCCTGTTGATCCGATAGATCCTGTTGTTGTTAACTTGATTACTTTGGAGGAATACAACCGCTTGTTCTCCGAGGCGGAGCAGGAGATAGCGGAGAATAACCTTGAAGAGTACGCCGAGATCAAGGCGGACGACGCAATATCCAAGGATACGATTGACAGTCTTTTAGACAAGGGCTTTAGCTTAGACCAGATTGTGGACATGCACACGACCATTACGGGTGGGAACACGAACCCTGATGGTAGCTCTGTTGAGGTTATGGCGGCTAACTCTGCATTTTCTGATTCGACGATTAAGGACGAAAGCGGGAATGCGGCGATCATGTATCGCGATCCAACGACTGGTGAGTTAAGTCGTACGCCTACGGGAACGCATACGGAGCGGGTTTTTGTGGATGCGACGAATCCGCTGACGGTTGATGGCTTGCTTACCGAATCTGGGTCCTCGGAACTTGTTGAGGTTTTGGGTGAGGACCGCGTTGAGGAGTTAAGAGAAGAGTACGTGAACGAGGGTACGGTCACGATTACTGAGGACGACAAGGAGAAGATTGAGAACGCAGGGAACGACAGTGTTGTGATTAACGACACGGAGACGGTTACGGTTGTAGACGACGACAACACGGTTGCAGTTTCTGAGGACAACACGAACACTGGGAATACCACGACGGCAACACGCCCTGAGTGGAAGAACCAGATGGATTTGTCGTACAACACGCACGGCGGGTTTAATCTTTCAGAGTTTGAGCAGATTGCGCAACAATATAACGTCTCGGACTCTGACCTGAGTGATTACTACAAGTATCTTGTTCCTACGGATCAACCCTGGAAACAGGAGATTATGGACAAGTACCTTGAGTCAGGTTCTGTTGATTACGAAACGATCAAGCAGATTGAGCAGGACTACAACGTTACGACGAATGAGTTCAGCGAGTTCTATAAGAAGCTGTCTACGGCGAGTGCCGATGGTTTTGATGCTGGGATTCTTGATGCGTTTGAGACAGAGATCGAGGACCTTGGTGATACGATTGACGTTCTTGAGGGTCAGCTTGACACGGCACAGAGTGCAGCCGACTGGGTGAATAGCCAGCTTGAGGCTGGGGAAAGCCGTACAGACATCATCAACACGTTGAAAGCGGAAGGTGGGTTTAGTCAGACGGAAGCTGCGAAACTTCATGATTCTATCAACGGGTTCCGTGAAACCATTAGTGGACTTGAAGGGGACATCGAAGGTCTTGAAGGGGACGTCGATACTCTTACAGGCGAACGTGATTTTGCGGAAGGGGCGTATCAGACTGTTAACTCTGCTTGGGAAGCGGGTTCAACTCGTGACGAAATCATTAACGACCTGATGGAAGGCGGTTTTGATAGCGCATCTGCTGCCACATTGGTGGATACGGTCAAGCAGATCCGAGACACTGACGCTCAGTTGCGTGAGGAGAAGGGATTTGCACAGGGTGCATATGAGTACATCAACAACCGTTTGACAGAAAACGCAACACGAGAAGAGGTTTACGCTGAACTAATTGACGGTGGGTATACTGAATCGTCGGCAAATGCGGCACTTGATGCGGCTATGGACGTCTACGAACAGAAAGCACAGCTCTATAGCGACGTTTCCTTCTCTCAGGGAGCGTATGGCTTGGTTCAAGCGCAGCTTGAAGCGGGTAAAACTGCGGAAGAAATCGTTGAGTTGTTGAGCGACAACAACTTCCCAACAGATTTAGCACAAGCTCTTGTGGACAGCATACAAACGTACCGTGACACGATCTCTGGGTTGGAGGGCGACGTCGAAACTTCGGACGCGCAAGCCCAATTTGCACAGGGAGCGTACGACTTTATCAATGGTCAGCTCGATGCTGCGTCTGAACCTTCGGATGTTGTGGCTGAATTGGTGGCAAATGGGTACACTGAGACAGAAGCAGCGGCGTTGGTTGAGAATATCAAGGACGTTCGTGATAAAATCTCGGACCTTGATACTCAAGTTTCAGGTCTTGAAGGGGATTTGTCGGCGGCTCAAAACTCTTATAGCACGATCAACACTGCTTTGGACGCAGACACAGCGGTTGAGGACATTGTAGCGGGGCTTGTTGAGGACGGATTCTCTGAATCAGATGCAACAGAGCTTGTAAATGCGATCAAAAACAACCGCGATGCGTTCACTACGTTGGAAAGTACGCAGGAAACCACTGCGGAACAGCGTCAGTTTGCGCAGCAAGCCTACGATTACATCAACGGACAGCTTGATGCGGAAACTTCGCTGGAACAAATCGTAGAAGACTTGGTTGAGAACGGGTATACAGAGTCTGGTGCAACGGCGTTGGTTACAAACATCAGCGATATGCGCACAAATCTGGCTAATGTTGAGTCAGAACTGGGTACAGCACAGGCAAATCAGCTCTTTGGTCAGACGGCGTACACATTTGTTAACGAACAACTGGATATTATCGACAGCCAAGACCCAGATTCAGAAAATCTTCTGTCTGAATCGGACATTATCCAGAGCTTGGTCGAAAATGGGTTCTCTGAAGCTAACGCAAGTACACTTGTGGACAACATCTCTACAATTCGTACGACTGAAGGCAATCTTCGAGATCAAGTTAGCAGCCTTGAGGCGGAAAATACGTTTGTTGAGGGGGCATACAACCTAGTAACGTCTCGTTTGGACGCTATGGACACTCAAGATGGCGATGGTGAAGACCAGATCACCCCAGAAACCATTGTAGATGAGCTGGTTGCGGGTGGATTTGATGAAACATCTGCGCAAAATCTAGTGGATAGCATAGTTGGTATCCGAGATCAGGTTAATACGCTTAACATGCAGCTTGATACGCTGGGTACGGAGGCGAATTTCGCGCAACGTGCGTATACCTACGTCAACACCATGTTTGACGAGGGAAAAACTGCGGAAGAAATCCAAAACTCGCTGGTTGAGAAAGGGTTTACCGAGGATACGGCGGCAACTCTTGTCACAGGCGTTAATGATACCCGTACCACGTTGTCTGGTTTGGAAACAGACCTGTCAACGGCGCAAGATCAGCGTACATTTGCACAACGGGCCTTCGAGTTTGTGAACCAGCAGCTAGATGGCGAGGTTTCGTCGGAAGACATTATCGAAGACCTAGTTGAGAATGGGTTCACGGAGGTCGATGCGACGGCATTGGTGACAGATGCGGTGGATATCCGCACGAATACGGACCTATTGAACGCCAATAACGCGTTTGCGCAGGGTGCGTACGGGTTTATTAACGAGCAGTTAGAGGCTGGTTCTGAAACTACGGATATCATTCAAGAGCTGGTAGATAACGGGTTTGACTACACCAAAGCTGAGACAATGGTTTCAAATATCGTTGGCACGGCGACAGATATGGAAAATCTGTCGGAAGCCTTGGGTATTATGGAAACGCGTCAAGAGTTTGCGCAGACTGCGTATAACTATATTGATGGTCAGCTTGAGATGGGCGTTTTAGAGGACGATCTTCTTAGGGATTTGGTGGAAAACTACGGTTATTCGGCAGACAACGCGCAGGCACTTGTGGATACGGTGCAAGGGTCGCGGTTTGACACTTCTGAACTAGAACGTCTGAAGACATCGACTACGGCAGGTACGACGTTTGACTTTGCTGTTGGTGAGGGTGGTCAAGGAGGCCCAGGTACTGGCGATGGTGACGGTACAGGTACTGGCGGAGGTGGAGTTTTCACTGCTGCAACTGACAGACCTGGAACAGGTACTGGCGATGGTGACGGTACAGGTGATGGAACGGGCACTGGCACAAACGTAGGTGACGGCGAAGGCGATGGGGTTGGTGACGGAGTTGGTGATGGTACAGGCACTGGCGGTGGCGGTGGCGGCGGAACGGGCACTGGCGGCACTGGAGTTGACGTTGACGACGACACTTATGTTGGCGGACAACCTGTCGAATTAGATGAGTTTGGTAATCCAATATTAAGGTTTGGTCCGTTTGATCGTCCACTTGGTACATACTCGACGCTTCCAATACAGCCTGTTGGTCCGTTCGATGCGTATGCAATGCAGATGCCAGAGGAGCCAGTCTTCGATCCGCAGCAGGCGCGGTTAGGTCCACAGCCTACGGAGGTTACGTTGGACGAGGCAGGGTTTGTCACAGAGCCTGTGGCGTACATTCCAGAGGAAGCACCTACCGATCCGACGATGTACTACAGTCCACAGTTCAAACAGTGCCGCAGAGCTTTATTCAACAACCGTTACCTGCTATAAATGAAGTAACACCACAAGGTATTGGTGCGTTTCTTGGTCGGAAACCGCCTGAAGGAGTAGCATAATGTCCTATACGATTAAGTCTGGCGACACACTCAGCGAGATTGCAGAGAAGAACAATACCTCTGTTGCGGAGATCATGGCGTCAAATCCGCAGATCACCGATGCAAACAAGATCCAAGCGGGGGCTTCTCTTAATCTCTCTAGTGCAGGATCGGGTGCGCCGACATATCAAGGTGGGTTTGGTACTGAGTCGGGAGGCAGCAGCCAAGAACGGGCACGGGCAATCATTGGTGATGACCGTGCAAACGAACTGGCTCAGTTATCTCAAAACAACTACACTCCACAACAGGCTCGGCAAGCTGCAATGCAGACTGGGTTGCGCGTTGGAGAACTAAACTACGACCAAGCCTTGGGTATGACAGATGCTCGATACGACCCGTTCAACACTAAGGACATGGTGATTGGTGGTATCTTGGGTGCGGTTATCCCAGGTGCGGGGCTTCTGTACAACGCAGCTAAGTACGGCGAAGCGGCACAGAATCGTCGCATTGGTGAGCAGTTAACTCTGCAAGGTATGAGCCTACTGGTATCTTTGGTTCTGGCCTGTTCAAGGGTCCGCAGGCGGCATCTTATGTGCCGATCTACGATGAGAACGACAACTTGGTTGGTTCTCTTGGGTTAAACGAAGCGGGTGAAGCGGTTCGATACACAGGTAAGCGCGACGAAGACTACACTGGATTGGGCGAGAAGTTCATCACGAACGTTCCGAAGCCTCCAGGGTTTGACGACGACGATGGTCCTTCACCTATTTCAGCGGAAGCAGTTGGCGTGACACCAGCCGAAGAAGGCGCGGGAGGCGGGTATCGTCCGACAGCAAAGTTACCTGTAGTACCATTACCGTCTGCGTTAGAGCGCCCAGCGCCAACACGTCCTATGCCACAAGCACCTGTCACTAAGCCTACGCAGATCCCGCAGGGGTTTGGTCAGCAGACAGCGGTTCCACAGCAGCAGGGTGGGATCATGGCGTCTCGAGCAGCGATGGACGAGCAGGCAATGTATCCATTCATGTATGGCAACGAGTATTCTCGTCCGCAACCACAGCAGGGACAACCACAGCGTAGAATGGCATGAACCTACAGGCACTCCCAGAGGAGGCGCTAAAAGAGATTTTGGCGCTGACAGAGGCGAAGAAGAAGTTAGACCTGCGGGAGCAGGCGCAGAACTTGTTTATGCCGTTTGCCCACCACGTTTATGAAAACTTCATCGAGGGTAGGCATCACCGTATTATCGCTGAAAAGCTAGAGCGTGTGGCTCGAGGGGAGTTGAAGCGGTTGATTATCAACATGCCGCCTCGTCACTCCAAGTCAGAGTTTGCCAGCTTTCTGATGCCAGCGTGGTTCTTGGGTCGAAACCCAAAGCTCAAGATTATTCAGGCTACTCACAACACAGAACTTGCGGTTCGCTTTGGTCGTAAGGTGCGGGATCTGATTGACGATCCTGCGTACAAAGAAGTCTTTCCCGAAACGAACTTGAAGGAAGATAACAAGGGCGCGGGTAAATGGCAGACCTCTGCTGGCGGCGAGTACTTTGCGGCTGGTGTGGGTGCTGCGGTTACGGGTCGTGGTGCTGACCTGTTTATTATTGACGACCCTCACTCGGAACAGGATGCGCTGTCGGAGACGGCGTTTGATCACGCGTACGAGTGGTACACCTCTGGTCCTCGCCAGCGTTTGCAGCCTGGTGGTTCGATCATTTTGGTTATGACGCGTTGGGGTAAGAAGGACTTGACAGGTCGTTTGTTGCAGGCGCAAGGCGGCGACATGATGGCGGACCAGTGGGAGGTTGTGGAGTTCCCAGCTATTCTGCCGAGTGACAAGCCGTTGTGGCCTGAGTTCTGGGAAAAAGACGCGCTGTTGTCTATCAAAGCCTCACTGCCTGTGGGTAAGTGGAATGCGCAGTGGCAGCAGCAACCGACAGCGTCTGAGAGTGCGATTGTAAAGCGCGAGTGGTGGCAGAACTGGGAGAAGGATGGCATCCCGCCGATTAAGTACATCGTGCAGTCGTACGACACCGCATTCTCTAAGAAAGAAACAGCCGACTATTCTGCGATCACGACGTGGGGCGTGTTTACTCCAGACGACGGAGGTCATACTGGGAGCCAGACATGGTTGTGGTCGAAGCGAAAGCGACGGGTACACCGCTCATTGACGAGTTGCGGCTACGCGGTATTCCAGCATTGGGCTTCTCACCTGGCAAGGGGAATGATAAGATAACGAGAATGCACATGGTTGCACCCCTGTTTGAGGCAGGGATTGTGTGGGCACCGATGCATGAAAAGTTTGCTGACGAGGTCGTTGAGGAGGTTGTTTCATTTCCTAATGGCGATCATGACGACTTTTGTGATAGTATGACACTAGCACTGATGCGTTTTCGTCAGGGTGGGTTCGTCTCATTACGGGGCGAAGAAGATGAGGTGGACTTGTACGCGCCTCGTAAACGGGAGTATTACTGATGGCTATGCCACCACGCCCGATGGGCAGTTTAGTAGATTCAGGGATTGACCCTGACGCGGAAGGTCTACCCGATGTAGAGGTAGATGTGCCTGTAGCAGAGGACTTTGCTGGCGGGGCTGAAGTCATTGACGACGGACAAGGTGGAGCGATTGTCCAAGCGATGATGGGTATGGAAGACGAGGAAGGCGTAGACGTCGAGATCGTTGAGCATAGCGCAAACCTAGCGGAGTTTTTGGATGATGGCATTCTTGGAGAAATTAGCAGCGAACTTGTCGGCCTTTACGAAGAAGATCACGAGTCGCGTAGCGAGTGGGAAGAGACGTATAGTAAAGGGTTGGATCTCCTTGGAATCCGATATGACGAGCGCTCTCAACCTTTTGAAGGAGCTAGTGGAGTCACGCACCCGCTAATCAGCGAGAGCGTCACACAGTTCCAAGCACAGGCGTATAAGGAACTGCTACCAGCGGGTGGCCCAGTTCGTACGCAGGTTATTGGTGTGCAGGACCAGCAGCGCGAGGATCAAGCCCAGCGCGTCAAGCATTACATGAACTACCAGATCATGGAGATCATGGAAGAGTACGACCCTGGTATGGACCAGATGTTGTTCTATTTACCGCTGTCGGGTTCTACGTTTAAGAAAGTTTACTTCGATCCACTGAAGGGCCGTGCGGTTGCAGAGTTTGTACCTGCGCAGGACGTTGTGGTTTCGTATTCGGCTACCGATCTAGCGACAGCACCGCGTGTGACACACGTCTTGCAGATGACGGACAATGACGTCCGTAAGATGCAGGTGTCTGGTATATACAAGGACATCGATCTAGCGGGTCCAGGAGGAGCGGAAGAAGATGAGGTAGACCAGAAGGTCAATAAACTACAAGGCGTCTCCAAAGGCTACACAGACGATATCAGGACTATTCTTGAGATGCACTGTGACCTTGACATCGAGGATTTCGAGGACGTCGACGAGATGGGAGAACCGACAGGTATCAAGCTCCCATACATTGTGACGATTGATAAAGACAGTGGTCAGGTTCTGTCGATCCGCCGCAACTATGACGAGTTGGATCCGCTGAAAAAGAAGCGCCACTACTTTGTGCATTACAAGTTCTTGCCTGGTCTAGGGTTCTATGGCTTTGGTTTGATCCATATGATTGGGGGCCTTGGTCGCGCAGCCACGAGTATTCTACGTCAGCTTATTGACTCGGGTACTTTGGCTAACCTCCCAGCAGGCTTTAAGGCTAGAGGGGTGCGGGTTCGTAACGATGACGAGCCGTTGCAGCCTGGGGAATGGCGGGACATTGACGCACCTGGTGGTAACATC